GACCATTCGCTTATAAATTAATAAAAATTAAACCTGTTAAAAACTTGACTGCTCCGTCTCTGAGTGGTTATAAAATTTATAAATCAGTTATAACTCTTGTATAGCTGTTGTTGTTACTGTTAAGAAAGAGATATACAAAATTTATAACTCAGTTATAACTCTTGTATAGCTGTTGTTGTTAATGTTAAGAAAGAGATATATAAGATTTATAACTCAGTTATAACTCTTGTATAGCTGTGGTTGTTACCTCCTAAGAAAGATCTATACAAAATCTATAAATGATTACAAACAAGCTACCCTTTCCTGACCCGAACAAGACCATCGAGAAAACGATGGTAGAAAAGGGTTCTACAAAACTACGTTCTCACGTCGAGTCCGCTCGTAACAGAGAACAAGAGACTGAGACCTGTTACGGTCAACGTCTTCTGAGAGAGGCTTGTCCTGATCTCGTCACAGCCATAGAGAAATGGTTTGTTCAACAAGAGAAAGCTCCAGTTCCCTCCATCGCATACGTAGAACTCAAGAAGGTGGAACCGAAGACCACAGCATTCATAGCTCTTAAATCTGTTATAGATTGTTTAACACAAAGACGTTCTCTTTGTTCTGCCGCCGTCAAGGTAGGCGCTCTTATCGAAGACGAAGTCTGTTTTGATACGTTCTCCGTTCATCCTAACTACAAGAAAATTCTAAGGGGAGCAAACAAGAGACCGAGCTATAAAAAGAAACGTCACTACATCAAACTCTCCATGAAGGGAGAAGCCAGACAAGGGAACTTTGAGATGTGGAGCAGGTGGGGAACTCGGACAAAGCTACATATCGGAACTGTTCTTATCGAGTTGATACGACAGTCCACAGGGTTGGTAGACTATGTTCTCATCAACACGGGTCGTAAAGGTAAGCAGCGATTTATACAAGCTACCGACAAGACAGCGGACTGGATCGAAGGAATGATTGCTCATAACCAGTCTCTCGATCCGTTCTGGATGCCGCTAACGGACTTCCCTGTGATGTGGGATAACAAGTGGGAGGGAGGTTATAAAACTGATAACGGTTTACCACCTCTTCCGTTTATTAAAACTCGGGAGCTGGGGTGGCTACGGGAAAACAACGAACCAATTACGGATGTTATGTCCTCGGTTAACCACCTCCAGAATACGATGTGGAAGGTTAACCCCTACGTTTACGACTGTCTTAAAACTATATGGGATGAGGATATAAAGATTGGTTCTCTTCCGAAGCGTGTGGATGAAGAGCTTCCTCCGATATCAGAAGCGGAAAAAGAAAACGACCACCTGCTTACAATGTGGAAGCGAAGAGCCGCAAAAGTCTATGACTATAACACAGCTACCAGATCCAGAAGGCTTCTTGTTCTCAACACTCTTGCACTTGCTAACCAATACAAGACCGAATCTAAGTTCTTTCTTCCTCACCAGTGTGACTTCCGAGGTCGGGTCTACGCGGTGCCAAGCTACCTATCCCACATGGGTGCCGATTTCAACAAGGGTCTTATGACCTTTGCGGCTGGTTCACCAATCAAAAGGGATGATGACCTGATGTGGTTACATATTCACGGAGCTAACACCTTCGGGGTAAAGGGAACCATTGAGAATCGCATCAAGTGGGCAGCACAAACCCAACAAGAGATCTACGAAATCGGAAAAGATTTTAAATCCCATCTCGATATGGTGGACGAAGCGGACGAAACGTTCCAGTTCGTTGCCTACTGTCGGGAAGTCTACGAGATCCACAACGGTAAAAAGGTTACCAACCTTCCTTGCCATATGGATGGCACCAACAACGGTCTCCAAATTCTTGGTATGCTTACGCGTGATACGATGTCCTGTGAAGCTACCAACGTGGCAGACTTGGACTCGCCCCAAGACATCTATCAGATCGTAGCAGACACGGCGGTTTCTATGATGAAAGAGGAAGCGGACAACCCGTTTACCAAGGCGTGGGTAGATTTCGGAATCGACCGAGGATGTGCCAAACGTCCTACAATGACGCAGCCCTATGGAAGCACACCGCACAGTTGTCGCAACTACGTGAACGATTGGTATGCCGATAAGGTAAGAGGTGGTTCTGTAGACCCCTTCGAAGAAGACGTCAAATTTGAGGCTGTGAGCTTCCTTTCCTCCAAGGTATGGTCTGCTATCAACGAAGTCGTAGGACGCCCTAGAGAGGCAATGAGGTGGCTTCAGCGAGCTGCTAGGGTTCTGGTTGAAAACGATCACCCACTTTACTGGGTAAGCCCATCAGGTTTTCCGTGTTACCAAGCTTACAAAAAGTGGGAACAGAAAGCGATCCGCACAAGGATAGGAAACAAACTTCTTCGGGTAAAGTTTCGGGAAGATGGAAACGAGTTGTCAGGACAGCGCATGGCTCAGGGCATCAGCCCCAACTTTGTTCACAGCTTGGATGCAAGTTGTTTACATATGACTGTGAATAAGTGTGCACAACGTCTTGGCCTTACCTCGTTTGCTATGGTTCACGACAGCTACGGCACCCACTCTACCAACTGTATCGAAATGGGGAACATGCTTCGGGAAACTCTTTACGAGATCTTTGAAGTAGATCAGCTGGATATTTTTAAACAGTCTGTTGAAAATTACTCTGGCTTAGAGCTTGACAGTCTCCCAACTTATGGGAATTTTAATATTTCTGACGTGTTAAAATCTAAATACGTCTTCTCGTAACCAACACAATAATACATACAAACTAAATATGAGTATTACAACACCAAAAGGAAAAGCGGTATATCCGTATATCAACACACCAAGCACTAAATTTAATCCGCTCGGTGAATACAGCTGCAACATCATTGTATCTAAAGAGGATGCTGACGCATTCAAAGCAAAGATCTCTGAGATGTATGACAAGGAATACGAACGTGAGTGCGTAGTTCAGAACAAGCCCAAGCTAAAGAAGTCTCCACACTTTCCGATCCTTGAGAACGAGGACGGTGACTGGATGATTCGCACCAAGCAACCTGCAAAGGTTGAGTCTCGCTCGGGACAGGTCTACGAATTCAAGGTCAACCTGTTCGACGCAAAAGGTAAGCCAATTCAAAAGGGTTCGGTAAACGTAGGCGGTGGAAGCGTCGTTCGCTGTGGTATCGAACCTCGGTTCTGGTATAACCCAAGCATCGGTTTCGGAGTTACCTTGTCGCTTAAGGCTGTTCAAGTTATTGATCTGGTCGAAGGTAACGGAGCTGGTAGCTTTGACTTCGAAGAGGAAGAAGGCTACGAAGCTGAAGAGTTCAGCGACGAAGTTCTTGACGAAGCGTTGGGAAGTGATTTCTAGCCGATATGAAGTGCGGCAGATATCGCAGCAAGTTTGAAGGTAAGGTCGCCTCCCTGTTAATGAGCAGGGAGGTTGACTTCACCTACGAAGAAATGGTTATTCGGTTTGAACAACCAGCAAAGCAGCGGCGATATACTCCTGACTTTGTTCTGCCGAACGGTATCATACTTGAGGTAAAAGGTTACCTCACTACCGACGACAGGATGAAGCACAAGTGGATAAAGGAACAGCACCCTGATCTGGATATCCGCTTTGTATTTATGAACCCGAACAATAGAATATCACCACGCAGCAAGACACGCTATTGTGACTGGGCAGACTCGCTCGGTTACCCTTGGTGCGGCACAACTATACCAAAAGAATGGACGAACTCACATCACTCAAAACACACCTCCCATGCAACGACTGCGGATCGACAGACGCACTAACTCTTAACACCGACGGTAGCACAAAATGCTACAGTTGTGATACGTTTACCCCAACAAACGACCCTGATAAGAAAAGCGCCAACCAGTCTACCCAACCCGCCTTAACCTTCAAACCCCTTGAAGGAGAATACAGCGACCTCGTAAAGCGAAAGATTACTGAACGTATCTGCCGCTCTTATAGTTACAAAGTAGGAGATGATAACAATAAAGCTTGTCATATTGCTGACTACCGAGACAAGAACGGATTACTTGTCGGACAAAAGATACGCTATCCCGACAAGACGTTCAAGTGTTTAGGCAAAGTCAGCACACCCTTTGGCTGGCAGAAGTGGAGCGGAGCTCGCTACCTTTGTGTTACTGAAGGAGAGATTGATTGCCTTTCCGTAGCCGAAGCCTTTGAAGGAAAGTATCCAGTTGTCTCGATACCGAATGGAGCAGCAGCAGCAGCGGCTTGTTTCAAGAAGCATCTTGATTACTTCGAATCGTTCGAAAGCGTTGTCATAATGTTCGACAACGATGAAGTCGGAATCCAAGCAGCCAAGACCTGTGCCTCGATCCTTTCCGTGGGTAAGGCAAAGATAGCCAGCATGAATTCTAAAGATCCGAACGAAGCGCTGGTCAACGGAGACCAGAAGCAAATTATTCAAGCTTTTTGGAATGCGGAACCGTATCGACCAGACGGAATTGTTCTCGGCACCGACATGTGGGAGAACATCTCGACCACAAAGGTGGTAGAGTCAGCCACCTATCCGTTTGAAGGACTGAACCGTATCACACGAGGCTTGCGCGTTGGTGAGATTGTTACCTTCTGTGCGGGAAGCGGTGTGGGTAAGTCAAGTGTCTGTCGGGAACTTGCTTACCACCTTATTAAAAGTAACGAGAAGGTAGGCTACATCGCCTTGGAGGAATCTATCAAGCGCACAGCCTTGGGCATCATGGGTATCCATGCGGAGCTTCCGTTGCACTTGTTGAATCCAGAGGAGATGCCTAGCGAGGAATCCCTCAAGGCTTCTTACGATGCCACAATCGGTAGCGGAAACTATGTGACCTACGATCACTGGGGCTCCGTCGATTCCGACAACCTTATCAATCGGATACGCTACATGAATAAAGCCCTTGGTTGTAAGTGGATCTTTCTTGACCACGTATCTATCGTAGTGTCGGGTCAAGACGGAGACGAACGGAAGATGATTGATATACTGATGACCAAATTGCGTAGCCTTGTTGAGGAGACTCAGGTTGGTATGCTGCTTGTCAGTCACCTAAAGAGACCAGAAGGTCGAGGCTTCGAAGAAGGTCGGGAGATTACTTTGGGTCACCTTCGAGGATCAGCAGGTCTCGGTCAGCTTTCCGATATGGTTATTGGTATCGAGCGGAACCAACAAGATCAAGATACGAAAAATGTCTCGACAGTTCGTATCCTTAAGAACAGGTTCAGTGGAGAAACGGGCGTAGCTTGTTCTCTTACCTACAACCTTAGCACAAGCCGTATGCTTGAGACCGAACCCATGGATTTTGAATAATTATGTTTGAACGATCTGAAACGAAAATTCTTGAAGGCGCTCTCAGAGCGATGACACTTGCTTGTGAAGCACTCGAGGCTCACAACAAACGATTAGTCGAAGACATTAAGCAGCTGGATCAAGAGGTTGTGACTCTTCGAACTAAGTTACAGGACACAAAAATAAATAGCACACCACATGAATAAAACAATCGCATTCTTAGATATCGAAACAAACGGTATCGAAGATTGGACACACCTGTCTGATCTGGAAACAATACACTGTCTTGTCGTAAACGACAGACAAACCGTCAAGGTTGCCACCACTGATAAAGAAATCAAAGAGCTTCTTGATCTATTAGGATCGTATCAAACTGTTGTCGGTCACAACGTCCTTGGCTTCGACGCACCATGTCTTGAAAAGAAATACGGATTCAAACATCCTAATCTTTTAGACACTGCGGTATTATCTCGATGCGTCTATCCAGACATCAGCGCCTATGATTATAAGGTTAACGAGTTCCCAGCGAAGCTGATAGGTCGCCACAGTCTCAAAGCTTGGGGCGTTCGTCTCGGTAACCTGAAGGACGATCATGGGGAAACCGAGGACTGGAATACCTGCACTCCTGAAATGATTGAGTATTGTAAACAGGATGTGGAGGTAACCATTTCGGTCTACGATCACCTTATGAAAAAGGATCCAAGCGAGATGATGGTTAAGCTGGAACACCAGTTCGCTTCTCTTATGCTTGACCAAGAGCGGAACGGATTCCCGTTTGACGTAACGAAAGCTGAAAAGCTTTGCGGTATTCTTTGCAGTGAACGCGCTGCTCTCAAGCAAGAGCTGCAAAAGATTTTTCCTGCTGAACAGATCAAGATGAAGTCTCGGTGGTGGGTAACACCCGACGGGATAAAGTGGAATACAAAGAAGCAAGCAGTAGCAAAAGGCTACAAAGCTGGCGAAATTGAAAAGGGAGACTTCAAAACAAAGGAGGTTCCATTCAACCCTAACTCTCGGGATCAGATATGCGAACGCTTTATGGCTCAGGGCTGGAAGCCAGAAGCCTACGAAGGTAAGCGCCCTGCTATCAACGAGGCAGTGTTAAAGAAGATAGGAACGAGTGAATCTCTCAAGCTATCGGAATATCTTATGATAACGAAGCGCCTTGGCCAACTGTCGGAAGGCAAGCAAGCTTGGTTAGG